GCTCGATGAGCCAATCAACCGAGTCAATTACGACGGTCTTGAACTCATGCTCCTCTTTGATGAGGGTTTTGATGTTCTCGACCACGTCCTCAACCTTAGTTGCACGCGGGAAGCTGGTAACATCCAACGAGTCTAGCCCGTCCTCAGTGCTGATAAAAATCGGCGCTGGGAACTTGCTAGCCAAGGTAGACTTACCGATACCGTGACCGCCGTAAATACAAATACGGGGTGGCACGTCCTGTTTGCCTTTTCTCAAGGCGTCTTGCCAGTTTGACATATTTTTCTCCTTTCGTGGGTTAAAGCGGTTTGTCATCCGCTGTTTCAAAATCGTCATAGTCGAGACCCATCTGCCCAAAGTCCCAACGCTGAGGCATGTACGAGAACGAGTTCCGGTCCCAGCTCAGCACATTGATCATGTCGTCTCGCTCGCTTGCTACTACCATGCAAACTGCGCACAACGTCGGGTCGCCCACCATCAACAAGTGGTCGCCGTTTTGCCATTCAGACATGACACGACGCGCCTTAGCGATCATGCCTGTCGTGTCGTAAGGTTTACGCGGGTTACCGAAGACCGCACGCAACGCGCCGTACTTCTTCGCGTCCGAGAGGTCTTTGTTATTGTCTACTTGTACTACGTAGACAGTCCGTTGATTACCGTGTTCCATTTTTAACTTTCCTAGTTTTCTTAGGTGGTGGTGCCACTAAAGCGAGTTGCTCAGGGGTGAGGTACTGCGAGCAGCCAACCGCTATGGCGATTTTTATCGCCTCTTTGTTATACCATTCGTAATCTAGATCAGCAGGATGAGTAACCTTGTCAAGCAGCGTCATGCAGGCTTTAGCGCCCTCGGTTTTCGGAACCTTGTTGCCATTCGTAGCGTACTTGATAGGCTCATTGCTAGCGTCCGTTGATTGATACCACCGTACGACTTTGCCAAGGTAAACGCTGTTCTGCTGACCGCCGCCGGTAACATTTCGGGCACTGATAAAGTGCGTGAACGGAGCAGACTTAATCGTGTCTTCAAACGGAGTACCTTCTGCCAACCATGCTCCAACAGCATCTGACGATACCTGTGCCGTTGGGTTTTTCTTGAGAGATAACGGCGCATAGATTCCTTTCACTTTCAACTTACGGTCAGGTTTGACCGCGATGTAATTGTTTACGTCTTTCATAGCGAGAGCGCGGTATGCGGTGTACTCAAACGAGAAACCAGACACCTCGCTGAACTTGTCAACAACTTTCTCAACCAGCTCTTTCTGCTCCTTAGTGAATTTGATCGCAATACCATCGGTGTTAGCCGACAAGGTCAAAGCCCCTGCCCGCTCAAGCCACTCAATCAACATGAGCAGGGTGAACTGTCCTGTCAGCGTTACCGCCAACATTAAGTCCGGCGAGTACAACACCGAGTAACGGCTAGCGAGCTTGCCGAACGTACCATTCAGCGAAATCTTCAGCGTCGCATCAGTGATCTTATCACCATTACGTTTTGCCTCTAGGCGGCGCTCGTAGATTTTCCGGTACTCTTCTACGAAACGCTTACCTAACGCAACCGGCACAAACCCGCACTCAAGAATGATGCTCGGGTAAAACGAAGCTGCGTCAATGTCGCAGATGTAATCCTCACCCGCTACGTAGCAAACCTGCCTGTCATGTACGCTGTGAATACCGCCCACGCCGAGCTGGTACTCACCGCTGCCGAACCTGATTGTCTTTAATCCTAGAAAATCTGGAAGCCGAACGTGCCCAGTAGAAGGGTTCATGTTGAACACGTGCTCAGAGACGCGATCAAGTAGACCCTGTAGCTCGGCATCCATAAACTTCAGGAATGCCGGAGGCGTATATCTGACCGTCTTAGGGATGTCATTCTCCTGACGTTTGAGCTTCATACTGGTGATGTACGCCTGTTCCGCCATTTGTGAGTCAGACTTGCTACGCATGTCGGCTCCGTAACGGCGGCTCATCTCAACGCGCAGCATAAGCTCGCCTTCGAGTTGATTCAACAGCTCAGCAGTCGTGTCAACGTCGTTGTGGCAATACTCAAGCAGCATCGGCTCTTGATCAGGGGTAATCATCTCGTCATGAGCGATAGGCATGTCTTGCAACTTAGGCATGTGCATGCGAGCGCCATAGGCTTTCAGACCTACGAATGACGGGGCGACCTCAATCAAGTCAATGTCATCAAGAATAACGTCACGCAAATTATGCTTACGCATCGCATTCCACGGCGCTAGGCGGTTCGTGATGATGTCATCAGCAATGCGCTTGATCTCAATCTCACTCCTACCGAGGCAGAACGCCGCCACAACCGCGTTGTCAAATGACTTGCTGTTGAAGCCAATAAATGTACTGTCTGACTGCTGCACGAACCGCGTGAGGCGAGCCGGTGCGTCGTCATCATGACGCCACAGGTCAAACCACTCGCCCGTCTCAATGTTCTTTGCGCAGAACAAAGTGCGGTTAGGTAGAGTTTCAGTATCAAACACCCAAGTGCCCATTTCAGTCTTGGTTAACATAGCCACGAGTCGGCTCAGCACCGTCACCGCAAGACGCATCAGCTTTACGCTGCTCGATCTCAATCAGCTTCTCAAGAAAGTGAACGGCTTTCTGCAAGTCTTGAATCGGGTTACCTTTGAGGTAGCACCGCTCAACGTACTTAGTGGTGGCTGCTTGAAAATAGTTCAGGTTCAAACGATTCACGCGGTCCCAGTGTTCCTCACCGCCGTGCTTGTAGTGATTACCGCCAATTTGTTTTTGATTAGCCGCGCTCATGCTGCGTATTCCTTAATCATGTTGAAGATTTCGCGCTCGCGACCGACCAGAATCAGCTCTTCCGCATAACTGATGTAGCGGTCAAATACGCGGCGCATACGTTTGTTGCCTAATGAGATTTCCCGAGCGCAGAAGAGCGCTCCCTGAGCTACGTCAGCGAGTTTGAGAGTGCGCTTGTCTTCAGGCGAGAGGTGAGGCATGACGATTCCGGCGGCGCTCATAAGGCGTAGCTCTAATTCATCAACCTTACCGCCGATGCCGAACTCGCGCTTAGCAGGGGAGGGGATGTCGCCGGTCTGATGCTCGGCTAAATCATGGAAGATTGCAGCCATCAGCATTTGACGGCTCGCTAGCGGATCAAACAACAAGCACAACATGGCTACGCCGTGCGAGTGATGACCGACGGTCTCAGACACGAGAGTGGTGACGGTATGATACCGCTTCACTTCGCTTCCAGCCAGAATAAAATCGAGAGTATGTTTCACAAAAAGTTCTCCAGTTAGCAGTTATGTGAAAAATTATAGCTCACATTTTTCACAAAAAGTAAATTATTTTTTCAGCGTCTCCCGCATCTCATTTATCTCGTCATCTTCCTCTTTGATCTTGCGTGCGTGGTCACGGCGGTCAATCCAATCAAACGCGGCGCGACGCCAGTCTTCAGCGCGGATCTTAGCGGCATAGCTACGACCGTCACCTGCGTGAATCTTACGTACACGACTGATCATAGCCATAGGGCGAGCGATATGCTCAAAGAACGGGTTAGCATAATGTATGCGCTCGTTGAACGGGTCATGGCAGAACATCTCACACTCCGTCAGGAACAACTTGTACTCGCCGTTCAACATGATAGGCAGCGGACGCACTGCGCCGTTAGAGTAATGGTCATAGTCATGCGCGTCCGGCGGGGACACCAAGTAAGGTTTCGCGTTATAAAGTTCTGTGTATAAGTGGAAATTATTACTCACTTGACGGTACACGCCGATTCTGTGCGCTATGGCGGCGGCAATGAACTCTTGCAGGAAACTGAAGTGTACCGCGTTAGCGCCGTATGCCCCCCACCAGATATCATTAGACCGGTTGATCACCGTCATGTTGAGGCGACCGCCGCGAGTGTCAAAGATGATCTGCGTGTTGCATGCTTTGTCTTTGGTCTTCTTGTTCAAATCAGCGTGATCCCAGATCTGAACCACGGCTTGACGACTGTTAGGGTCGCGGCGCAGGGTTTTGATAACCTCATCAAGCTGGTCATGACCGAAATGCTTGCGCCAGCGGTGACCATAAGCGGCGTTAAATGTCTTGCCGTCGTCGCTGAACTCAACCATACGCTTATTGAACTGCTGTAGAAACGCAACGTCGTTACGCCCTGCGAGCATCCAGATCGACTCCATCAAGTGAAAGATAGGGTTAGCGTCACGACCCTTATGAAACAACACCCGCTCAGACGGACACTTATAGACCGTGGTCACCATCTCTGGGTACACGATTGCGGGACCATTACGGGTCTGCTCAGGTTGAAGGTTGAGCACTTTGAGCTTCCAGAATATCTCACTGAAAGCCTGATTGACATTGCGTACGACTAACTCCATTTAGAACTCCGTTTCTGGTTGATAATTTGTTTTAGGCTTACCCTCGCTGAGCACAGCGCGGCAGTACTTGCTGAACTCACACATGCAGTTCTGCACATCATGCAGCGTCATGTCTACGATTTCTAACTTGTCAATGATCTCACTAAAGATGACGCTTAGCTCGGCATTGAACTCTTTCTGCTTCCACGTGGCGTAAGGCGATTTACCTAGCAAGTAGTTGAGACCGCGTGAGCTTCCTGGACCCACGGGTGCATAGCTATATAAGTCCTCCGCAGCGTCCAGATGACCAGGAGCGTAAGTCAAATCAGCAGCCACTTGACCCGCTATGAAAGTGCTGATGCCGAAGCACTTGCTCAGCTCAGCCACAAAGCGTTCTATTGTAGGCGCTACGCCCGCCTCCCATAGCGCGTTGTCAATGCTCTCAGAGTTCTCAACGGCGCTGCCGATGATGTACTTTGCCACCGCCTTGGACTTGTTGCCTCCTGGCTCCATCTTAGTCGGGTAGAGCATGTACGCGCCGGAGTAGACCTTCTTACCGTCGTTCTTGATACGCTCAAGCGTGTGCTCAAACATGTCAGCGTCAAACTCCTGCGGGGTGCAGGGGATGACGCCCTTGTTGATCAGCGCCTGTAGCGTGGGTGGCCAGTTGATCAGGCGAGCGATTAGCAGGGTGAACCAGAGGTCAGAGCGCTCAAGGTACGGGGTTATCAACTTATCAATGACCCACTGCGAGACGCGGTCGTCACAGCGGTGAATGTTGGTGAACTTGTACTTGTCAAGCACGGGGTCTTTAGTCCACGGGGCGCTGTGACCGTTCTCACGGGCGAGACGGATAGCCTCGCGCTCCCAGATGAAATAAAGTAGACTTGGCATCGAGCACACAGTCTCCGGTGTCGGCATCGGGTATGGGCAGTTGTCACGCATTTTCGTTGTCCTTCAAATAAGCCACGACACCCGAGACGGGGTCTTGCCAATCTAGGAAACGCACGTCATAACCTCCCGCTTCAGTTAGTATTTCTGCGCTCCTGTGACATTGCTCATACGCCGTGCGCATGGTCTTGTCAGGATCAAATACTTTCTCATTACCCGCCGCCGCGCGACGTTGCAAAACCCGCTCTAAGCAGATCTCCCAAGGGGTGTTCAAGAACGAGAATATCGCGCCGTGGTCTTTCAGTATCGGAGCCACATGCCCGCCGCTGCTTGACTTGCTCATCAGCAACCCTTCAACGAGCACATGACCGTGGCCATGCGCCTTGACCACGCGATCAGCGATCTCCTCCTGAGTCTTTATACCATCTGCGCCGCCGCATGTGTTCTCGTAGCTACCTACTACAAACACAGGGGTCATGATACCCCAAACAGAGG